GTAAAACCGTTTCCCATACTCGAGAATTTCTCGAGAACGACATTTTGTTTCCCAACAAGTGTCGTGGGCGATCTTAAGTCATTTAAGACGTCAAACCACCGCTTTGGTAAAAGGAGCTGTACAAGCCTCCTAGAAACGGAATCGCTGGCATTCTTAAGATCTAAGGTGGCAAAGGCGCCAGTTTTGCTGGCCTCACGGGCTACACGCCTATGAGTCTGTTGCCCCTCGAGCAGGTTGACACCTGCCCAGCGTAACCTGTCACGAATGACAGATCCGTATCCTAGTTGGTAGAATACGTTAATACTAGGTTCCACGGCTATACCGCGATCCTTGGTACAGTCTTTAGGTACCGTTGTGAAACGGTTCCCTCGGACAAACGCAAGACCTTTCCCTCTTCTCGCATTAACGCGACCCCATTGGGTGTCCATCCACTGGAAGAGATGTGGATATGCGGAGAGGGTAAGAGTGGGTCGTGAAGTCATCTTGTCGGGGACGGTAGCTAGCTTTCCCCTGTCTCCATATGTCGCACCTGGTCCAAACCGGCCTCTCACGAAGCTGGGGCACGGACCAAGAATATCGTCTGCAATTTTCCGCGCCCTGACAATGAAGTCAGTTAGCGCCCCATCAGGACCTTCAGTGGAATAGTTCCCACTGAGAATATCCTGAACATAGGGATACAAACGACGATTAGTGCGCAGGCAGTCACGTTCGCCGAGCCAAAAATTCTCCAGAGCGACGGCCTTGCGGTCGAAGCTGGTAGGAAGATCTTCGGTTTTTCGAAGCAAAGAGCTGACACTGGCATCGCGCCAGTACTCATCAGCTCTCGTGTACTGCTCAGGGGCCACTTTCAATGAAGAAAGCTGGTCCCACTCTCGATTCCGAAGCAGTATTGAAACTGCTAAGGCCCGAGGGCTGGAGAGATCCTCGCAGTAACGCAGGATCGATCGCTCCACAGCTGTGGGTAGCGAATAGGACATGGTCTACTCCTTAACTGTTGAGGAGATTGTGTCAGGTCGGGGAGTAACCCGACTTCATCGACGACTTCACCAGAGTGGCAGCTACAAGGTTGTTACCCTGCTCCACCGCTTCCGCAAGGTCAGCATCCGTCATCTCGACGGGAATGCTAGCCGAGAGGCTCCAGTTAAGACGCTTGTCGACAGACACGCGACCAGTGTTGCTGTCCGTGAACAACGACGGGTAGCTATAGTTGATCGTGATCCGGCGCGCCGAGTTGTCGCCATTGCTGGCAGACTGTACCCGAAGTTCCGGACGTTGACCAATTGAGCCACCCACGGAGTTGCTCCGCCAAACAGCAGGGGTTTTATCCCCGGCTGACGGAACAATCCCCGTGTAGGTGATGTTCGTGGTACCGTCCGCCATTTTAACAGTAATATCGGCCAATGCTGGCATGATGTTTCCTTGAAAGGAGTGTCCCTAGAGGCACGTTAGTGCTTGGGGAGGAGTTGAATTAGGAGCGCAATTGCTGTTGCTCCTCGCGTTGTCGAGAATCCCTTAAAGGGTTTTAGACGAAGTGAAGGTCCGACAAGGCCGTCACCTCTAAGACTCAGGAGACCTTCGAAGACCCCGTGAGCGCCGGCTTTCTTGCCGCCGCCTCCAGGGACTGTAACGAGCTGGTCTTCCGTTGTCACGGTTTTAATGAGAGAGCTCCTGTAGGCAGATTCGATATTTGCCCCCAGGAAGTCAGTCGCGCTGGACACTACTGCGCCAACGTTACTGAACCAGTCTACCACGAAAGAAAATGGTATACTCTCCCAGACAACCGCGATCGGGTTAGCTAAACCCAGATCATTCAACAGGGAAGCGTTAGGGTTGACAATCCTAACACTGCAGGCCTGAGTTACAGCATGGCTGTAGTCGATAACTATCTTGCGATAATCACCGGCCCCCGGGCCAGGGTAGAAATAACGGACTTTCTTACGAGATCGTCCACTACCTTTAACCCTTATAGGAGAAAAGTCCCTCGTCAGGGACTCCATCCCAGCATAGATATCCTTCAGGAGAGGTTCCCAGCCGAAATGGTATTCCAACCAATTTCCGGCTATGGTCTTCTTCCTGGATGCCCCTTTCGGAACACCCATTTTAAGGACTCTAGCAGCACCAACAAAGTCAAAACGGTTAATCTTCCTCGCAAACTGCACGAGTTGCTTAACACGTAACACAGCAGTGTCAAAGCTCTTGCGAGCCTCTAGAGCATTGTTGGCCCATTGGGACGCCTCGCCGAATCTGCTTTTGAGCTTATCGTACGCCTTTTCAGACGCGATAGCCCATTCAGATCCATCTTCAAAGTTGGTGTGAG